GTTAGAAGTCGGAGAGAAGCCAACTGGCACATTATTACTTGCTAACTTAGAATTAGGTGGTCATTTAGTAATGATGGCAAGTGGTACAGGTATTGCTCCGTTTATTAGTTTATTACGTGATCCTGAAACATACGACTTGTTTGAAAATATAACAGTAACATGGACAACTAGATTACACGCTGAACAGGATTGTTACCGTGAGTTCTTAAATGAAATGCCTATTGAGTACATTAGTACAGTGACACAAGAAGATGCTGAACTAAAAGGACGTATCCAAATATTCATGGAAGACGGTACTGTTAAGATCAACGATCCATCTTATCAACGTATTATGTTATGTGGCAGTATAGGATTTAACAACGACCTAAAAGAACATTTTAATGTATTAGGCTTTTGTGAAGGTAATAAAAAGACACAAGGTACGTTTGTGCAAGAGCGGGCGTTTGTGGGTTGACAAAGTTTAAGAAACGTGTTATAAAATCTTTAAAATACTAGCAGGTAAAGTATAAATTTTATTTTCTGCCTTTAGTCCATCCTAATAATAAATATTCGTCTAATAAATCTTTATCTATTCTTTCCTTTGTCCTTCTTTATTAATCCAAACTGATCCTTTTTTAACTGGTGCCAACTTCTTTTTAATCCATCCTTGATTTATATAATCTTCAAGTTCAGCTTCTTCGCATAAAGTATATCTATTTTTGATTTTATGGTATATCCATATTTTTCCTTTTAGTTAGGAGATTTGGCATAACCCAACTGCCAGCCTTCCTTAAGGTATTTGTCTACTTCAAGAGAATCTATTGCTATTCGGTTATTACCTTTATAAACATAAACCTTTCCTTTGTTAGACGGTTCTACTCCTCCTAAAAACCAACCATTGTTTAAGAATTCTTTTAATTAATTTTGTCAACTGCTATAACTTCGCCTGTGTTAGTATTAGTAATATGTCTAAGATTCTTTGATCCTTTATTAAATCCTCCGAAACCTCCAGTTACAATGTTGTAAACGTCAGACCTGCTAACAAATTCTTCAGTGACAATTTCTTTTTCTTTTTCGAACATCTCCTCAGGAGAATCGAACAGATGCAAAATTTCTCTTTTAAAGTTTTCTGCACCGTATTTTTTAATTGCATAGTGTAGCATTTTTCCACTACCCATGTATCCATCGTTAATGTCGTTAGTAGAGTGTGCGCCTATATAAACCTTACTGTTAATTAAATTTGTAGTTTTGTATATTAGATGATATTGTTTTTTCTTGATTTTGATAAGTTTGCCATTGACTTCCCTTGTAAATAGTGTATACTGTATTTATACAATTGCTTGCAAATACGGAAAAAATATGTTTAAACAAGATATAAAGCGGATTGGTTGGGCCTGTAAGTATCTATATCACAATCAAACACAGAAGAAGAAAGTACTAGAAGAAATTCAGCGTCCGCTAAATACTCGTAGCACAACAGTACAGTGGCTTAACAGACAAACTGTTGATGTAGCCGAGCAACGCTTGTGGGACATTATGGTCCATAACATTGCCGCATACAAAAAGTTGATTGAATATGTTGGAAGCCTTCCTCCACAACTTAGAATGGTACGACTGGGTAGTGATGTATTACCTGTTTATACACAGCGTGACTGGAGTTACTACTGGCAGCGTGCTGATGTTGTTGCTTATTTGGAGAAACACTACGGCGCTGTAGGCGAAGCAGCAAGAGCATTGGATGTACGACTCAGTATGCACCCTGGTCAATTTACTGTACTTGCAAGCGACAATGAAGAAATAGTAGAACGGAGCATTGAAGAATTTGAATATCACGCCACTCTCATCCGCTGCATGGGTTACGGACGATCATTCCAAGATTTTAAATGCAACGTCCACATCTCGGGTCGACAAGGTCCATCCGGTATCAAACGTGTCCTCTCAAGATTATCTCCAGAGGCGCGAAATGTTATTACAATTGAGAACGACGAAAACTCGTGGGGACTCGACGCAAGCCTTGAACTTGAAGGAGACCTTGCCCTCGTTCTTGATTTACACCATCACTGGATTCGCACAGGTGAATACATTCAGCCCACAGATGATAGATATCTACGTGTGATTGACAGCTGGAGAGGCGTGCGTCCGGCTATACATTACAGCTACAGTCGTAATGAACATTTACCCTTAGACTTTGCACATGATAGTTTGCCCGATATGCCCGCATTGCTTGCGGCAGGTCATAAGAAACAGAAGCTTAGAGCACACAGTGACTATTATCCTAACTCAGCAGCTAACGACTGGGCATTGTCTTTCTTAGAATATAGTGATATTATGGCAGAGGTAAATTTAAGAACATTGCTTCTATTGAGCTATACAACTATGCTGTTAAGAGTGGAGCAATTCAGGGAAATGTTTATACACACCGTGAGTTTGAGTCTTCAACTTCCTCAGAGTATCTCGATGGAACTTTACCTGTTTCTCAACTTCAACAATCGGGTATTCTCCAAGTAGCATAATAGCACGGGCATACTCGTTGTAATCTTGTGTAAAACGGGTATGCCAAGTGTTCCACGATTTAGCTTCTTTGTCAGCAGTTTTGTACCATTCCTTTAGGCTTGCAGATTGTTTGGCAACTGCTTCACTTCTGTCGGGATTAGTAGCATGCCATTCTTTCAATCCTTGAGCAGTTTTAGTATTAGAAGTTCCTCTACGTTTAGCCATTGCTTTTGCGTGATTCTTTTTATGTTCTTCTGTACGTGAAGGTTTAGGAATGCCTTTTTTAACTTACTCCAATGCTCACGCAATTCCTGACTTGGAGTTCCGCCTTCACCGCCAGATGTCATATTAACAAGTATTCCGCCTGCTGACTTTAGTCCGTACTTTGCAATAAGTTCTATTTCTAAATCCCACGCTTCTTGCTCAGTTAGATTCTCTGTTAATAGTTGTATGCGTGTGTTGTCTTTAGGTTTGATTTCTGCGCCGCTTGAACGACGATGTGATTTCCACGCTCTGTCATCTTTGCCCTTACCTATGTAGTAAGGTGTCTGATCTTCGCGGATATATTGGTAAACATAATAAATATTCATGCTGATAGTTCCTTTTTAACTGTTAGAGTAGTCAGATGTTAGAGCATCGTGGACTACACTTTTATTTATCATTTTGTGGACATTATGTGCGAGTCTAAAGTGGTTGACATACACCATCTTCACTGTTATACTTAAACTTAAACTTAAACTTATACAATAAATACATGACAGGAGAAGAAGACTTTCTTCTCAAATAAGGAGAAACAAAATGAGCTATCTCAACAAGATGTATGGACGCAGCCCCAGCCAGACACAGTCCCAGGCTGATAAAAATCCTAACCGTGTAGCAGGTGGTCTACGAGCGCAGGGTGTTGATCGTTTTACAATGGTTGCTGAAGACGGATCTAACAAAGAAATACCCACACTGGAATATGTTCGCAGTTTAGAAGAACAACTACAAAAAACACGAGCCGCTTTCACCGTATTAGAGACGAAAGCAGGCTCGTCAAGAACGTAGTATTGAACAGCTAATTAATCAAGTTAGCTCGCGTCCTTAGGCTTACGTCCACGTCTTTTTAGGAGCCTCTGCGGTTTTTACCGCTGGGGCTTTTTTTAGTGACTTCTTTTTTTGTCTTTGTAGGCTTAGTTTCTACTGGCAACACTTTTTTAACTACCTGAGTAGCAATTGTAGCAGGTGCTGCAACAGCAGGAGTAGTAGTACCTAAAAGTTTTTTTAACCATGTGATCATCGTCTATCTCCTTTAACAATCTATTTATATAAGTAATTAGTAGAGGGAGAAGAGAAACGATGGTTGAGTTGGCAAAAAATTGGATACTGGCTAGAGTACGCGAAAGAACATCATGGGACGGTGCAATACTGATAGGCGCAGGCGTTGCATATCTTGTGATAGAACCAATCGGCACAGTAGTAGCCTATGGTGCTATTGCGTACGGAGCATGGACTATTTGGAAAAAGGAAAATAATATGGCTAAATCATGGGCAACTAAGAAAAAAGGTAACCTAAAAGCATCAACTAAGTTTGGTTCCAAAGGCAAATAATTATAATTTGCTGATAGGAATATTGCTGCTGGCGTGTAGATTCCAAACCTGCTTGCGTTCTATGCCTTTCTTTTGAGCGAAACGTTTAGCATCACAGTTAGAGCACACATGAAAATAATTATTGCTTAATCGTTTCGGATCCATTGATCCTCTAGCACGATAAAATTCTTGATCACAACAGTCACAACGAAACACTATATAGGTACAACTGCGATAATACTCGTGTTCTGTGCCTAATTTGCTGCGTCTAACGTGCCGGGTTTGCTCTGTAAATTCTCTTATGAACATACATATATTTACATTAAGATTATAAAATCATACGATAAATATTGTTAACAAGAGGTAAAATATGAGCATTTGCACACTTACACCAACAGCCAAAGCACAGATAAACAAACTATGCGAAGAAAATAACTGTTATGCTATAAGCCTTAATCTAAAAGGTGGCGGCTGCGCTGGTTTTGAATATGACTGGGGAACTGTTGCAGATAGTTCAGATCTAAATCCCGGTGACGAAATAATAGAAGCTGACAGTGGTAGATTCGTAATTGGTTCAACCAGCTTGATGTTTTTGATAGGAACTGAAGTTGACTATGTGCGTAGTCTAGTAGGTTCAAACTTTGAGATAAGAAATCCTAATGCAAAATCAAGCTGTGGCTGTGGCGTTAGTGTAAATTTTGATATGGATAAAATTCCACAACTTACGGAATAAATGGAGCGTTTAAATGGCAAGACAACAGGTTGACATTGGTGTAGAAGGTAATGACGGTACTGGCGATAGCATTCGCGAAAGTTTTCGCAAAGTAAATAATAACTTTCAAGAACTATATGCTGTGTTTGGTATCGGTGGACAGATCAGCTTTACTGATCTAAGTGATACGCCAAACACCTACGAAGGCAACGAAAACAAAGTACCCACAGTAAGATCAGATGGTAGTGGATTAAACTTGTTAGAACTTGCCTCAGACAATGCACTGGATGGCGGAGTTGACACAATTGGTTTTGACTTTAGCGTTGACGGTAAGCTGATTGTTAGACAGCTGGTATCTCGTGTTTCTAACGATCCAGAACCAACACTGGGCGGTCCTCTCAACGCAGCAACACAGCCTATTGCAGGTATAACAGTTAGTCAAGCAGCCGTTGATACTTTAAACTCAGTATATGGCACTGACTTTGATATAGGCGATCTAGTTATTAACAAAAAGTTTCGCCGATAGAAACTATCAAGAAAAAGAAGTAGGCAGGCGGCGGCATACGTCTAGCTGACGAACCTGTTGGCGCAACACAGTACACAGTTACAGCTAATAGCCTAAGCTTGGGTAATTTTGTTGCGCCGAGTCACGGACTGAGTGATGCGTTTAATGGTGCTGAATTTATTTTTCGCACAATAGGAACAGAACCATTTGGTGTAACCAACGAAGGTTCAGTGTTTATCCAAGTTGTAGACGGTGATACTCTGGCGTTTTACAACAGCGAAGCTGATGCTATCAACAACACTGGGCGCATACTACTGAGTGGTGGTACCGGCACATTTACTATCACTGACGCAGCATATGATCCTAGTTTGCCGGGCAATTGGTTAAGCAATGTAGCTATTCCTAGAAAGAGTGCAGTTCGTCGTCAGGGCGACAACATGACTGGTGCGCTTAATCTGTTTGATCACCCAGGTGAACTAGCAGGCACAGGTCTTCCAAATGGTCCAGATGACCTACAGGCTGCTACAAAACTGTATGTAGACAATGCCGCTGCATCTAGTCAAGTAAACCTATTTGTAAGTACCAGTGGAAATGATCTACAAACATTCACCCCAGACGGTAAAGAAGGTCGCGCTCCTAGTTACGCCTTCCGTACTATTAATGCTGCGGCTCAAAAAGCCGAAGAACTGATAGAAGCTGCACCGTTTGAACCCGGTCCGTACCTGCAGACTATGACGTTTAATAATGGTGCTGCCGCTGCAAATATTGTTACAGCTGGCATAGCCAGTCCTATCCTAGGACGTATAGATGCTAGAACATTGATTCTGAAAAACAAAGAGTTTGTAGCCAAAGAAGTTACAGGTTATATTGATGCTACATTCCCTGATTTCGCCAACAGTTATAGTAAAGAAATCTGCCAACGAGATGTTGGATATATTCTAGACAGTGTTAGCTTAGATGCGCTGCTGGGTAACAATGCAAACTATCTATCTCGTTGGTCTGGTATACGATATTATTCAAACGTAAGTGCGCAACGTGCTATTGGTTCACAGCGTATACAGACTATTGCTGGTATTGAATATGCTAAGACACTGGTAACACAATTTATCTTAACAAACACAGCACCATCTATACTGTATCAAGATCGTGTTGCACAGGTTATTGATTTAGGTGAAGTACCTGACACTTCAGCAGATGAAGCTATTGGTGCTAAATTTGATATTGTTCTTGACGTAATCAATGACGGTGTACTAAATGCGCCGGCTATTGTTGATGGTCAAACTACTTACAAAAATCAACATATCGAATGATAATCTTGGATTTATTGATCAAGCTAATCCGGAAAACACTGATATTATTCCCGGAAAGGTAGTGAGAGGTAAAAACTCAGGAGCAATTGGTCGTATTATTGATTATAGATACGAAGCTGGTGATAGAGCAGTAAGCGTAGCAACCACAGACGAAATTGAAGTACAACTGTTAGAGCCGTTTGAAATTTGAAGAAGGTGAAGAACTAGAATACGGAAATATTGTAAGAGAAACACAGATCACTATACGTGTTGAAAGTGGCATTTACGAAGAAGATTATCCGATTCGTGTACCTGCGAACGTTTCGGTCAAAGGTGATGAGTTTAGACGTTGTATTGTGCGTCCAAAGCAGCGTGTATCACAGTCACG